ACCAGCGTAGTTCCTCATCAAGCCAAGGCTTGCAGAGCCATGCTGTGGCGTTAGGATAACTCTTGCGTAGTATTTCCCGCCTATCAAACGTACTGACTTCTCCGTGCGCCGAAGCAGAGAAAACGTGCACAATAATGTCGTCTTCTATGATATACCACGTAGTCATTGCAGAATATCCGCCATTTTTACACAAGTTGGTGGGGTAACGAAGGATACCCAATGCCCATTAAGAGCATCAGAGCTTCGTAAGCTATGCCAGCATCCTTCTTTGTCTTTTTTCCAAGCTACTGCATTTTCATGCTCGCTTATGCGTTTTCGGTAGTTTATCCACCCCTTAGAGTCGAGCGTTGCCTTTTCAAGCACGTCAATGATGTCTCCATCACGAACTACGTACCAAGGGCCGATCAATGCAGCAACCTCGCCATTTTGATGATTTCCGGTACAGCACTGGATGCTATAACCTTCCAGCGCTTATGAACACGGGAGTAGATACACCATCCTTGCGTACTCAGGTGCGCCCATAGGTGATTCTCAGAAAACTCTGCACAAACTGCGTCCAGAGCCTTCCAGTCAAACTCAGGGATGTCGCGCACCTCACATGCGTTACCACAGTTGATGAAAACAGTCAGACTCATAACAAAGCCTCTGCCATTCGAACGTAATCAGGGACTTCTTCCCATGATTGGTGAGCTTCCATGCGGGTGAACGCAAAGCCCGCAGCTGGGCAGGAATACCATGTGGTATTCCCTAACTTAGCCCAGCAGTGGCACCCTTCGTACATTTGACCTATGTTCTGCAAGTATATGAACGAGGTCGTTACATTAAGCGTCTCAACCCCTTGGATTGCGCCGTCTTTGGTAAAGAAGTAACGATATTCCATAACTACCCCAACATTAATGCAGCAAGCTGTAGCTCTTGAGGCACTTGCGCAGGATTGAGCGTCATGAAGGAAGGCCTACGGTACAGAGTACCGCTGTTGGCATTCTTCCAGCGTACCTCACGCCACATCAGCTCACCTGGTTTAAAGGCAATCACGCGGCAAGGCCCGTGCTTCTTATGTGCAGCTTGAGCCCAGTCACCCAGCTTAAACCGGGCTTTGGTCTCGGTCTCTAGTACGACACCATTTTTGAAAGCAGCAACTATCACTTCCTGTTCAATGTACGCACGAGGTACCACGTTATTTGTCGAGTACATAGGGTCTGCCGTTTTTGCCCAGACATCGCAAAATTGCGCCATTTCTTCATCAGGAACGCCTTTAAGCAGACGCTCCTGTGCCATACCTTCTTTATTGGTATTTTTGGTCATACCGGCACCAAGATACCGTCATGATTCATGCGGTGAGTGCGCTTACCCCGCTCATAGAGCGAGGCATGTGCGATACCAGCACGAATACGAGCATTGAGATGCTGTTGAGCATCTTTGACGCCATCACACCAGATGGTTTCACGCTTTTGTGGGAAATTCCCCAGCATCTGGTGCACAATTTCCAACTTCATGCCCAGTAATTCGTGAATCTCACTCCCTTTCTGGCTTTGCGACAGAACCCGACCGAATTTGACAACGGTCAGGATAAACAGGGCGACAAACGCGATCATCAGTGCTTCTTCCACAGTTATTCTCCTTGAGCTTTGGTGAGTTCTTTACGCGCTTCCACGTCATGCAGACGTGCTACTTCCTCTGCGATACCATTCAGTATGCTACGGCGTACAGCAGGCAGACCAATCTTGTCCTTCAGGACGTTATTCACACCAATACGGAACAAAGCACGACGCTTTTCAGCAATCTGGTAAGCACGGCCATAGCTTTCGATGGTCGCAGCCTGATTGTCGATGGACTTCTGCATCAGCTTGGCCATCTGCTCACGCCCTTGCTTGGCGCCCTTACGTACACCACGAATGAACAGGTTCTTCGCTCGTTTGCTCATTTCGGGGTTCAATACACAGTCTTCGGCGTGCGCTACAAGCACATTGAGCAGTGAAGACGGGCGAACATCCATGTTTCCAGTATTCCATAGACGTAGGGCTACCAATGGTTCAACAATTGCCCTACGGAAGCCATCGTTGAAGTCAGCACGCCTCTTCTCAGCTTCCAGCTCTTGAGCCATCTTTTCAATGGATTCACCGCACTTGAGTACGGAGATTTCCAGCTCACGCCGCACAGCGCGCTCGATCTTCAGATTCTCTTGGTTTATTGCGCGAAGACCAGCACAGCCTTCTTCGAAGTTGGCGATTGCCGCATTCAGGTTAACCTCATGCCGCTTTTCGCGCAGATGGTAACCCACCAGCAACGAAAGCAGCACAGTGAAGCCGTAACCGACCATGTGAGGAACGAGTTGAATGATTTCACCGAACATTTGAAGCTCCTTAGTTAATAAACAGTGCAAAGAGGGAAATGCAGACGGAAAGGTACAGGGTTACGCGAAGCATGCACGAAGCGATGATCTTTACCATTGGATTGCTCTCCAAAAGGTAGGCCACCACCCGAAGGTAGTGGCCAGGTAGGTCAGACGCCGAGAGCCAGCAGGGACTCTTCTTCGGTACGGGTTGGGTTGAAGCTGAACTCCAGCTTGGAGACCACTTCAGCCAGACGCTTGGCCTTCTCGGCCACCAGCTCTTCACCTTGCAACTTCTCGTCGCCGGGGCGAGTGCAGCCGAGGTATGCAGCCAGCTGCTCATGCACCTTGGTGCCTTCCATCAGGCGTACAGCATCGACGCGGATCGGTGTACCGCCGACGGTAGGGATGTTGATGTTGAAGAAGCCTAGGGTCTTCTTGGCTTGGCTTGGCTCACGCTCAGTACGGGCAGCAGGGGCGTTGTTGCGATCTTGGTTACGGGTAACGGCCATGGGAAATACTCCAGAATATTGGATCAGAAAGGGATTTTGTGGCAGACGTATGCCTTTACAGGCCCGAAGGGCCAGCGGTCTTACAGGTTACATCGTTCTGGGGCAGAGACACCCCAATGTGGATTTTGATACCGAACACGGTAGCCATACGGAAGATGAGGTCGAAGGATACCCTCCACTCCTCACCACGCATGACATGGCCGAAGGCGTTATAGCTGCAGCCTACGAGGTAGGCGCCATGCCTGTAGGTGAAGCCCTTCGTGCGCACATACAGCCGCAATGCCCGGGCAACCTGGGACTTCTGGTGGGCAAGGTGCTCTGCGTAGATATCCGGCGGCACCTCATGCAGCTTGATCATGGCTGACCCCACTTGAACAACAGCATGGTAGTGATCAGCACCAGCGCAATGATGCACATGCGCTTCCACTGATACGGTTTTGTGTTCGGGTGTGGGCCATACCAGTTTTCTTGGACCCATTCGAGAAAGCTAACGCATATTTCGATACAGGCCACAACGGAAAGGGCAACGAGGATTGCATAGAGTGGGAACGGCATTGCTATACCTCAACTGCGGGAATCTATCCCTTTGGTTTATCGTTTTTCTCGCCGAAATCGTCAAATTTGCATTTTTAGATTATCGGTTTTGCTTTTTCAGTTCTTCGATGAACTCCAGCCAAAACTCCACACGCTGTTGGTAGTTTGGGTATCCCTTCATGCCATCACGATGTGCGATGTACGCAGGCAGCGTAGCAAACGGATAAATGCGTTTAGTGATGGCCATTTGACAATCACATACATCTAGGTACCGCGCGCCCGGCAAATTCTTTACAGCGTTGCACATGTAAAGACTGCTTTTGTAGATACCACTGTCGATAGCAGCTTGGATCATTTCACTTGGTTTCATCAGAACCGCTCCTGTACATACTTGAAGCCGGACATTTCATAGCCCGACTTGACTAGTTTGGTGATACTTTCGGTGTAAGTAGCGGTACTGCCACAGTACACAGCCTCACCGCTGAACTTCAGTTGTGGGAACTGCTTACGTGCAGCAGCGCCCACACTCTTGGACAACATCTCAGCTTTTTGCACACATTGAGTGTTAGAACTGGCGAGCTGAGTCATTTCAGTGACCATGATGCGACAAGTAGTAACTTCAGTCGCAGGGTCGGTCATGCAGATGGTGAAGATAGCTTCAAAGAACATTTGAACTCCTGTTTATTTGGTTTAACTTTCGTCACATGACCGAAGGTCAGCCCACCATTAGATGGGCTAGGCGTATAACTTCAGGTACTTGCGGGGTTTTTACGATGGCATAACTATCGTCCCCAGGCAGGAACATGCCCCACGAGTCCCGATATAGGCTATCTGGCTCATCTTCATCATTCCACCGCGGGAACCAATACGAATGGGCACCTGTGAGGGTGAGCAGCATCTGTAGCTGCTCCCAGTTCGCAGAGGCCGCTATGACAAGGACTTCGCCATTGGCTTTCAGCAGGTACTCAGCTTCCATTCAGCAGCCTCCTGCAATTAAGTGCAGCATGCGTACAGATTCAGGCACTTCATCTTCTGTTATGCTGCGGTTGGTGGCCATACGCATAGTACACATGACCCAACCAGCCTTCTGGGTCTCATCATTCGCAAACACCCAGTAAGTGGCTTCAGCACTACGCATATGCATACGCTCACGCAGGGCTCGCATATCGAGTTCTTCAACAGCTTCGGCAGTGCCATCAGCAAAGTACAAATAGTCAGCCATAGTTACTCCAGCACTCGAGCAAGTTTGATAACTTCAGGGACATCTTCTTCTTTTACAGGGAAACCACCATTACGGGCACCAATTTGGTGGGTTATATGCCACACCCGCCAAGTGTTCTCGTAAACACCGTCCCACCAGTAATGGCTAACTCCGTTATGGGCTTTCAAAGCTTCAAGGATCTGAGTGCCTGTAGATAGGCACGGGAAAGACTTCACCGTACCATCAGCCAGCAGCATGTATTCCATTTAAGTCACCATCGTATGTGCAAGCAATACAACATCAGGTACACAGGAGCGATCAATTGCAATGCCTCCACGCGCTTCATTGAAGGCACAACACCATTGATCATTCTCTGCGACGTACCAATAGGTACATATAGCACGTTGTTCATTGGCACGCCTTATAACAGAAGGAACACTGTCCAATGCTTTCAGTGCCAGCACAGTTCCGTTAGGTAACAGCAGATAGTCCATAAATACCTCCAAGGTTGTCTATTACAGCACCGAAGGTGAACGATAGTCTACCGTTAGGTATCGGAATGAAGGGGAAGGTTGATAGGATGTAGGAAAGGGACAATTGCAGGTCAAACTCACTGCAAACACACTGTTTCACCTCCAATCTCCCTCACTCTCCCTCACATGTAGGGGAATCTGACTGAAAGGGGAAGGGAAGAAAGGGATCTTCCTCACCTACTGTCTAAAGGGGAAGGATTGTGTGCTTTTGATGTGTGCTTCGTGTGTGCTCTTAAAAAAGAGCTGGTACCCAGCCCCTATTTAGGAGTTGAGTACCAGAGTGCACCGAGCAGCGTGGTGGCTAACAGGAAACACAGGATTGCGAGTGATGATTCGAAGGCCATGGTTATTCACCTTGGTTTGGGGACCTTTCGATCCCCGTTGGATTACTTACGCAGCTACTTCGTTCTTGGCTTCAGCCTTGAGCAGCTTGAGCTTGGCTTCCAGATCAGAAGCGGACAGAGCTTGTTCAGCAGCACGGATGCGCTGGTTGATGTCGTACTTGCCACGCAGAGCATCGAGTTTCTCGTTACGTTCGAGAGTAGCGATCTCGTTGAAGCCTTCAGCAGCACCTTCCACCCAGGAAGCGGAGTGGACAGCAGCGTTGCTCAGCTTGGTACCTGCAGAGAACAGGTTGGTCAGCATCAGTGCGAACTGGGCGATCATTGCGAAGATTTGCTTGAACATGGTGTATCTCCTAGCTAAGGAAAAGAATAGTGGTGAACACCCGAAGGTATCCACCACAAGGCCGAAGGCTACAGATTCCAGATACCACTCACGGTATCGTCGAACCACACAGCAACAGCCAGAGTACAGAGCATTTCAATGATCACTGAAGAGGTCTCCGCTAAAGCATGCATTACAGGGCCGAAGGCCCGGTAAGGGTACCTGGGGTGGGTCTTTGAGGAAAACTCAAGAGAACAGGACCCCGGGGGGGTACTCCCGGAAACCAAGAACGAATACATAAGTACTGTGTTCATACCCCTACAGAATTTTTCCCCAAATCCCGCGGGTTCTAAATTTTATATTTCGTACTACACCTATGTGACCTATACTCACCCCTATTCTATTGTTCGGGGGTGTTGTACCATGGTTCGCAAGTTTCGCCGGGTTGATCGGCCCTTTGAGTACATTGCCCACCGTTTCGAGGGCCACTGTGCCTGTTGGCCTTCTTGGTTTCACGCAGTGTACAACCTGGGTAAGCTACGGTTCGATGACGAAGGGTTTGTCGAGGTTCGGGTGATTACGGGGCAATGGCAGCAGGTTGAGCCTGGCGAATGGGTAGTGTTGCAGCGCGGGGGTAATATCTGGCTCGCTGAGCACGAAGACTTCATCAAACTGTGGGAAGAGATATGAATCTGGAAGATCTGAAGATTGATGACGTGGTTGAGGCCAAATGCCTGGGCTGTACTGAGGCTCACGTATGGCAGGTGAAGACCCTGCATATGAGCCCTCGGGTGGCTATTCAGCGTGACTATGATCGTAATGGGTGCACTTGTGCACGGCAGGTGGTCTACGCAGAAGATATTGACCGGAAGATCGGGGGTCGCCTGTGAGTGAGCCGTTGTGGTTTACCCCGGGGCCCTACCATGTTCAGTCGGTGTTTGTGCCGAACAAGAAGGCCTGGAAGAAGCTGATGAAGCGCCTGGGTGTGAAGGGTGAGGAGTACCCAACGGCAGATGCCCGGGTGACCACTTTCTATGACACCCCCGACGGGACTGTCTGTGCTTTAACGGTTGGTGACCATCTGGGCCCTGATCGCAACAAGCTGGCCATTGCCACGCTGATTGCACACGAAGTGCAGCATATCTGGCAGCGAATCAAGAAAGACATGCGGGAGAAGAATCCCGGCAAGGAATACGAGGCATATACGGTACAGTGGCTGTTGCGGGAAGCACTGGAGCTGTTTGAGCAATCCCGTTACAAACTGTTCAAGGATTAAGCACATGAGCAACCTTTTGACAGCAGACCAGTTCAAGCAGTGCCTGCCGGCGCAGTTCCGTGGGAATTTGACCCAGGAAGTGCAGGATGGGCTGAATGCGTTGCTGACGGACCCTAACCTGGCAGAGCAGTACCGTGACCGTCTGGTAGGCCACACGACTGTCCTGAAGGAGGGTAAGTTCAAGCTTGAGGGGTATGTGTACGCGGTTAAGTACGTGACCCAGAAGCTAATGGGCAAGAGCAACCTGGATGCGTATGTGGCGACTTTCCCGGCCAAGTACCAGGACTTCTGTAACCGTAATGTGCCGCAGAAAGACATTGCCTCGTACATCAGCGCGTACAACAAGAGCAAGCTCGTGACGTTGATCATGGAGCAAGCCTTGGTACCGGTGTGGGTTGGCAACCAGGATCTGTTCCAGCAGGCGCTCATGACGCAGGCTGACCTGATGGTGAACGCCTCCAGCGAGAAGGTGCGCTGTGACGCAGCCAACTCCATCCTGACCCATCTGAAGCAGCCAGAGAAAACCAAGATCACACTGGATGTCAGCGAGGAGGTGGGCGATACCATGGCCGCGGTGCGTAAGCAGATGCAGGAGCTGGCGGACCAGCAGCGTGCGCATATCAGCTCGGGTCTGGCGAATGCGAAGGAGGTTGCCGCGCAACGGCTACCTTTTGAGGTGCAGCAATGACCGAAGTCTGCATTCCGGTAGAAGAAGCGTACAAGACGGTCGATCAGTGGCTGGATGGGGTGGATTACTCCACCGATCCACACTATGTGCCGTCCAACTTCGCATTGGAGTTCGTCACGTTCATCAAGCTGGTGAATGGCGGGCAAGGGGAGGAGAACACCACCCCGGTGCTGCACTTGCACATGCTGGACAACATTGATGACCTGGAGTACGACGGCAAGGGGGAATTGAACAAGTTCCCTCGTTTGGCGAACATGGTCTTCCGGGGTGCGGCGAAAACTACCCTGATGGGTGAGTATTTGTTCCTTTACCTGGGAATGTACGGCGGATTGCCCAATTTCGGGCGTATTGAGCTGGCCTTGTACGTGTCGGATAGCATCGAGAACGGTGTGAAGAACATGCGCAAGAACTTGCAGTATCGCTATGAAAACAGCGATTTTCTGCAGAAATACATGCCGCCTAAGAGTCCGGACAACCCAAATGGGACAGAATTCACCGACTTGCGGTGGAAGTTCGTCAACCTGGACGGCAACGTGTTCATCGTCAAGGGCTACGGCGCCAAGACGGGTGTGCGGGGGTCGAAGGAGATGGGTAAGCGGCCGCGCCTGGCGGTGCTCGATGACTTGATCAGCGACGAAGATGCACGCTCGGCCACGGTGATCGCCGCGGTAGAGGACACCATCTATAAGGCGGTGGACCATGCGCTGCACCCAGAGCGGAACATGATCATCTGGTCGGGTACCCCGTTTAACGCCAAGGACCCGCTGTATAAGGCGATTGAGTCCGGGGCTTGGCGTGTCAACGTCTACCCGGTTTGCGATCAATTCCCGTGCGCGGAGGTGGACTTCCGGGGGGCCTGGCCGGACCGTTTCCCGTATAGCTTCGTGAAGAAGAAGTACGAGACGGCTGTGAAGGTCGGTAAGGTGGACACCTTCAACCAGGAATTGATGCTGCGCATCATGTCGGACGACGACCGCCTGATTCTCGACGGCGAAATCCAGTGGTACAAGAAACGCCAGGTGATGAAGTTCAAGTCGAGCTTCAACTTCTACATCACGACCGACTTTGCAGTGAGCGAGAAGCAAGCCAACGACTTCAGCGTGATCTCGGTGTGGGCGTACAACTACAACGGCGACTGGTACTGGGTCGACGGCATTTGCCGCCGGCAAGACATGGGCGCGAACATCAACGACTTGTTCACCTTGGTTTCGCGTTGGCGGCCGATGAACGTCGGCGTTGAGGTGTCGGGGCAGCAAGCCGGCTTCATTCCTTGGATTCAGGACCAGATGGTGCAGCGCAACATCTACTTCAACCTGGCCAGTGAAGGGAACAGCAACAAGCCGGGTATCCGCCCGAACACGAACAAGATGCAGCGATTCAACACCGTTGTGCCACTGTTCAAGCTACACAAGATCTACTTCCCGGAAGAGGACAAGGAAGGCCCGATCATGCAGGAGATGTACAGCGAGTTGAGTCTTGCCTCTGCTTCTGGCTTCCGTTCGAAGAAAGACGACTTCATCGACACCATTTCGATGTTGGCTGTGATGAAACCGGTGGCACCTACCGCAGGTGAAGTGGAGCAGCGCGAAGGTGGTGGAATGTGGGATGATGATGTGGCATCGGAACCAAGTCCGTTGGCTAACTATCTCGTGTGAGGAATCATGAAACTTTCTACCGCTTTCACCCAAATGGAGATGTCTGAGCTGAACCAGCTCAGTTGCGTCGACCAAGGCACCGGCAAGATCATGCCGACCAAGTATCAAGCCATCGTTGAGGTTATGAACGCTGGTTTGGTGGATTTGCACACCCGGTTCAAGCTAAAGGTGGGTACCGTGACGGTACCTATCGAAGCTGACAAAGAGGTGTACAACCTGGCGGATTATGGCACCCAGGTGAATGGGCGCTTCCTCCAGCTGCACAGTGTACAAGATGAGCACAGCCGGGAGATCGCCGTAAACGATTTCACTGACCGTTCAGTGAACTTCCTCAATCGACTGACCATGGTCGTGCCACCTGTCCTGCGCCGGGATTACCCGGTGAAGAACCTGGTGGTGAAGTATCGCTCGCTGGGTTCCCGGATCATGGACTGCTACGGCGACATTGACCCGGAGATCACCGAGATCGACCTGGACATGCCGTATCTGTGGGCGCTGTGCTTGTACACCGCGAGCCGGCTGCACATGCCTGTCGGCCTGCAGGATGGCACCCAGGCACTGAACGCATACTTCGGGCTGTACAACGCAGAGTGTGCACGCCTGACGGATGCAGGCCTGGATCTCGGTTACGTTGAGCAGCAAACCAACGCGATTCGTCGCGCCGGCTGGGCATAAGAAAGGGGCCGCAATGGCCCCTTGGGATGGCGGGGTTACTCCCCCGCCGTTCAAAAAATCTATTTACCCGTAGAACCAAACCCGCCCTCCCCACGTACGCTGGATTCGCTGAACTTGTCAACGAATTCCAGGAAAGGGGTAGCAACTGGCACAACGATGAACTGGAACAGGCGATCACCTGCAGCCCAGTCCACAATATCGTTTTCGTGCTGGCGAATGTTCACCTTCCACTCGCCTTCGTAATCACTGTCGATAACGCCGACGGTGTTGCCCAAATGCACACCAAATTTCACACCGGCACTCGAACGTGGCAGAATCAACGCCACATGGCCGGCCGGAACCTTGCAAGCGAAACCAAGTCCGGTAAGTTTGCCCCGACCGTGCATGGAAGTACCAGCCTCGGGCATGAAGATGTCGTAGCCTGCCGCACCGTCGGTACCACGAGTTGGGTGTTGAAGATTCGGGTGCAGTTTGATGATTTCCATTAAGATACTCACTTCATTGGTTTAGGAGATGTGCCCATGGCACAAGAAGAGAAACAACCGGTCGAAACGCTGAATCAGCGAAAACTGACCGACTGGGCCCACGAGCCAACGCTAACCGAGCTGAAGCGGGATGTCGAGAACTCGAACACCTCGCATTCTGCCCAGGTACAGCTGATTGACGAGTGGTTGGACTACCTGCACACCAAAGGCCGCGGTGCTGCGCCAAAAGTGGTAGGCAAGTCCCAGGTTCAGCCGAAGCTGATCCGTCAACAGGCAGAGTGGCGCTATGCCTCCCTGTCTGAACCGTTCCTGTCTTCCCCCGACATCTACGAGGTGAAGCCAGTCACTGCCGAAGACCGCAATGCGGCCCGGCAGAATGGGATGTTGCTGAACAACCAGTTGAACACCAAGATCGGTAAACAGCACCTGATCGACACTATGGTACGCGCGGCAGTTGATACTGGTGTGGCTTTCCTGAAGACCGGCTGGAAACGGGAGGTCGAGAACCGCAAAGAGCAAGTCCCGCAGTACAAACTGACGCAGAACCCTGAATATGCAGAGATCATGCTGCAGTTGGACCAGCTCCAGGCCGAATCCCCGTCTGAATACTTCGAGGTGGACGAAGGCTATCGTCTGGCGCATGAAGCGTACCAGGGTGACGGCATTCCTTATGAGCCGTCGATTGAGGGCTACCTGGAAGAGGAAGTCGAAGATGTGCTGGCAAACCACCCTACCATCATGGTTTGCTCGCATCGTGACATCATCGTGGACCCAACCTGCAAGGGTATCCTCGACGACGCCAATTTCATTGTGCACAAATTCACTTCCAGCCTGTCTGACCTGAAGAAGGATGGCCGGTACAAAAACCTGGAGAAGATCAATGTCGATCAGTCGAATCCGCTCTCTGAACCAGACTATGCAGTCGAAGCCAAAGATAAAACGTTCAACTTCGTGGATAAGCCGCGTAGTAAATTCGTTGTCTATGAGTACTGGGGATACCGTGATCTGGACGGTAGTGGTCGTGTGCAGCCTTTTGTCGCTGCGTGGGTAGGCGATGTACTGATTCGGATGGAAGAGAACCCCTTCCCGGATCAGAAGCTGCCGTTTACCGCCATTGCTTACCTGCCCATCTTCGAATCGGTCTACGGTGAGAGCGACGGTTCGCTGCTGATCGAAAACCAGAAGACTGCTGGTGCAATCTCCCGCGGTATGGTTGATGTGTTTGCCAAGTCGGCCAACGGCCAGGTCGGCATGATGAAGGGTGCACTCGACGCACCAAACCTGCGGAAGTTCAACGAAGGGAAGAACTACGAGTTCAACCCGGGTAGTGACCCGCGATCCGCATTCCACATGCACACCTTCCAGGAAATCCCTGTGTCGGCGTGGCAGATGCTGGAGCTACAGAACCGCCAGGCTGAAGGTCTCACCGGCGTACAGGCTTTCTCTGCTGGTTTGAGCGGCAGCTCGCTGGGTGATACAGCAACTGGTGTGCGTGGTGCACTGGACGCTGCATCCAAGCGTGAACTGGGCATCCTGCGCCGTCTGGCTGCCGGTATGGTGCACGTAGGCCGCAAGATCATCGCCATGAACGCCGTGTTCCTGGAAGACCGGGAAGTCATCCGGGTCACCAACGAACAGTTCGTGGACATCCGTCGGGACGATCTGGCCGGCAACTTCGACCTGAGCTTGTCGATCTCCACTGCAGAAGAAGACAACTCCAAGGCTCAAGAACTGTCGTTCATGTTGCAGACCGTTGGCCCGAACGTGGGGTGGGATGTGACTGCCTTGATCCTGGGTGATATTGCCGAACTGCGCAAAATGCCCGACCTGGCCAAGAAGATTCGAGATCATAAGCCGCAACCTGACCCAATAGCGCAGATGAAGGCCCAACTGGAGCTTGAACTGTTGCAAGCGCAGATCGCAACCGAACAAGCCAAGGCAATGCACTATGCTTCTGGTGCTCAGCTGGCCGGTGTTAAACAAGGTACCGAAGTGGCGAAGGCCAACGCATTGAACGCGAACGCCGACAAAACTAACCTCGACTTCCTGGAACAAGAGTCCGGCGTGACACAAGAGCGCAACTTGCAGTCTCTTGACCGACAAGCTGAAAGTCAGGCACGATTGCAGGCAGTCCAGTCGCTGATTCGTCAGCAAGAGGCTAGCCAGTTGAATAAACCTGGCGCGCTGTAAAAAACTTTTGTAATATGCGGGACTTCTACGGAAGTCCCCACAACCAACCATCAGGAGCAACCCAAATGGGCAATGCTGTCAAAGAAATCAAAGTCACCATGGAAGAGTGTAAAAGCATCATTTCCCGCGGTGATTGCCTCGAACGTCTGCTGAACAACCCCGACTTCAACGAACTCATCATGGATGGTTACTTCAAGCGTGAAGCCCACCGCTTGACCCTGATGCTCGCCGATCCTGCGTGTGAAACCCCGCAAGGCCAGGCCAATGTTATTCGTGATCTGTCGGCTGTTGCCCAGCTGAATGCCTTCTTCCGCACCCTCCGCACTGCGGCCGAGGTTGCCAAGCGCACCCTCAAAGAACACGAAGAAGAAGAAGCTCTCCAACTGCGTGAAGCTCTGGAGGAATAAGCATGGCTGACTTCCTCTCGATGTCCGACGCCGACTTCCTGGCCCAAGGCCCGGCCAAGTTGGTTGAAGCACAAGCTGCTGCTGTTTCCCAGGAGCAACCCAATGTCAAAGCTGACGAAACTGTCGATGTCCTTAACGCCGAAGAAAGCGTACAGCCACATGCGGGAGACGTTCCTGTTGTGGATGGCGACCCCGCTGAAGGCAACGCCGAAGCAGAAACGCAGGGCGAAGGGCAAAGCGCGGAAAGCCGCCAACCGGGCACGAACGAAGCTGACGAAACTGATGCGCGAGAGCAAACTGATGCAGATCGCCAACAGCCGGTAGAGAAACCGGAGGTTTCCACTCCCGTCCTGCCTGAAGATGCCCACCGTATCTTCGAATCGTTCCGTGCTAACGGCCGGGACATGAAAGTGCGTAATGTGGACGAAGCTATCCGTCTGATGCAGATGGGTGCCAACTATTCGCAGAAGCGTGCCGCCGACAAGAAGAACTTGGGTTATGTGAAAGTTCTTGAGCAAAACAACCTGCTTGACCACGAAAAGTTGGCATTCGCAGTTGACTTGCTCGCCGGAAAACCGGAAGCTATCGGCAAGTTGCTGAAGGACTCCAAAGTTGACGTACATGACCTCGACGACGACAAAGTTGCTGCCTACCGCGCAGAGTCTCGCGCACCAAGCGAAGCATCTTTGGACCTCGAAGAAGTCATTGCCGAAGCCAAGAGTTCGAAGCAATTCGGCCGTCTGGTAGACGAAATGAAAGGCTGGGACCAGGCGTCTCAAGCTTTGGTGGGTAACCACCCCAATTCGCTGCTGCAACTGACCGAGCAAATGGAAAACGGTGTCTATGACAAGATCATGGACGAAGTAAACCACCGTCAGATGCTGGGCCAACTGAATGGCGTACCCCTGATGCAGGCGTACAACGACATTGGTCGAGAACTGGCACAGGCTGGGGCATTCAACGCGAAGCCGGCGCCGAAAGGCCCCGTCACCAAGTTGGTTACCCCAGGCAAGAAATCTCCGTCGAGTAAAACCGACGAAGACCGCCGTCGCGCTGCTGCCCCTTCGACGGGTGCATCGACTGCATCCGAAGTAGCACAGAAGCCGAACTTCCTCGCGATGAGCGACGAAGAGTTCTTGAAGCAAGCAAAACGCTAAGGAAATAGACCATGGCAGCTCCAAACCTGTATACCCCAGCTTCCTACAACAGCCCACCTGGCAACCCTTCTTCGATTGGCCCACAGGCCTACGAGGAATTTCACCAGAAACAAGCGCTGATCGAAGCGCGTAAAGAACAGTTCTTCACCCAGATCGCTGACGTTACCGTCATGCCGAAGCACATGGGCAAGAAGATCACCAAGTTCCACTACATCCCACTGCTCGACGACCGAAACGTCAACGACCAGGGCATCGACGCCAACGGCGCCGTCATTGCCAACGGTAACCTGTATGGTTCCAGCAAGGACATCGGCCTGATCCCAGGCAAGCTGCCAACCCTGACCGAACACGGCGGCCGCGTTAACCGCGTTGGCTTCACCCGTATCGAGCTGGAAGGCACCCTGGAAAAGTTCGGCTTCTACGACGAGTTCACCCAGGAATCCCTGGACTTCGACTCGGACGAAGAGCTGGACATGCACATCACCCGCGAAATGGTGAACGGTGCACACCAGATGTCCGAAGCGGCTCTGCAGATCGACATCATCAACGCCGCGGGTGTAATCCGCTACGCCGGTGACGCAACCTCGAACGCCACCATCGGCAAAGATGACCTGGTGACCTACGATGACCTGCTGCGCCTGGGCATCCAGCTGACCAACAACCGCACTCCGCGTACCATCACGCAGATCAACGGTACCCGCCTGACCGACACCCGTACCATCCCGGGCGCCCGTCCGCTGCACTGTGGCTCCGAGCTGATCCCAACCCTGAAGGCCATGAAGGACCTGCACGGCAACCCTGCGTTCATCTCGGTCGAGAAGTACGCTGCCGGCGGTGAAACCCTGATCGGTGAAATCGGCCAGATCGATGAATTCCGCGTCATCATCGTTCCTGAAATGCTGAAGTGGGCCGGCGCTGGCGCGACCATCGAGCCGGGCGACGCTTCGAACCACGACAACGGCACCAACTATGATGTTTTCCCGATGCTCTGCATCGGCCAGGGCTCGTTCACTACCATTGGTTTCCAGACCGATGGCCAGTCGACCAAGTTCAAGATCATCAAGAAGATGCCTGGCGTCGAGACTGCTGACCGCCTGGATCCGTACGGCGAGATGGGCTTCATGGCCATTAAGTGGTACTACGGCTTCATGGCCCTGCGTCCTGAGCGTATCGGTCTGATCAAGACCGTAGCGCGCCTGTAACGGCAAGCAATACCATTCGGGGAGCCTAGTGCTCCCCTTTTGGGTACCACCACAACGTTTCTGGAGAAACGCAATGTCTGAAGAACTGCAAACCCCATCTGAACTGGATTCCCTGAAAGCGCGTGCTGAAAAGCTCGGTATTGCCGTAGACGGCCGCTGGGGTGTCGAGAAACTACGCGAAGTCGTCAATGCTGCTGTATCCACTGACGGCCCTGTCACCCACGAGCCTGTGCCTGCGGTGCACGCTGTAGGTGCGGCTGAAGTAAAACCTGTTGCTGGTACTGCGCCTGCCCAGGCCCCTTCGACCGACGACGGTGAGATCAAGTCCCCGGTAGAGCCCACCAAGATGCCGTCGCTAGCTGATGCTTTGGCTGCCGGCCAGAAACCAGCGCCAGCCGATGAAAGTGAAGGCGCTCGCCGCAACCGCCTGAAGCGTGAAGCTCTGGCCCTGGTTCGCGTGCAAGTGTCCTGCATGGACCCGGCCAAGAAGAACCTCAAGGGCGAGCTACTCTGCGTCTCGAACCGCAACTTCGGCACCGTCCAGCGCTTCATCCCGTTCAACCGCGAATGGCACATCGAGAAGGTGCTCTACGACGAGCTGATGACCAAAGAATTCATGGTCTTCGACCGCGAAAAGACCGGCCGTGCAGGCATTGAAGTTGTCACCCCGCGCTGCGTCAAAGCTTACAACATCGCCGTACTGCCGCCGCTGACCAAGAGCGAGCTGAAAGATCTGGCCCAGCGCCAGGCCATGGCTGCCGGTACCCAGGAGTAACACACGATGGCAAGCGCACCGATTACCCTGGACAGCCTGACCACGGCTACCGTAGACGGCACCGGTGCGTTTGACGTACTGATGCGGGCAATGACCAGCCACCTGGAGCTGGAGTTCAAGGCGAACCGTCTCCGGGGAGCTGACTACGCCAATGTCTACCTCAACTCGCTAACGCCGGTGCTGTCCAACGCCACCAGCTTCCTGTTGCAGAAAGATGAAGCGGCCAACCGGGCAATGCTGGTTGAAGCGCAGGTACGCCTGACCGAGAAGCAGATCGAGCTGGCGCAGAAAGAGATCGACCGCGAGCAGCAGAACGTCGAGCTGATCAAGGCCCAGGTCCTGAAAACCAAACAGGAGACGGTGAACCTTGAACAGGAGCTGTTGAACCTCAAGGCACAGGAATGCGTACTCAAGGCGCAGTTCGATCTGACCATGCAGCAAGTGGAGCAAACCAAGGCTCAAACTGCATTGGCCAACCAGAAGACGGCAACCGAGAAAGCTCAGACCTCTGGCTTCGGTGTTGAACCTGATTCGGTCATCGGCAAGCAGAAACTGCTGTACCAGGCGCAGACCGACGGCTTCAAGCGCGATGCTGAACAGAAAGCGGCCAAGCTGATGACGGACACCTGGAACGTGCGCCGGACCACTGACTCCGGTACCGTGGCAGACATGGCCAACGGCCTGGCAGATGTTAACGTTGGGCGTGCCGTCGCCAAGATGCTGGACGGCGTTAACGCCTAAACAGCGTGGTAAACTGAGGGAACCTTCGGGTTCCCTTTTTTATTGGAGCATTTCATGGGCCTTTTCAGCAGCAAGAAGAAATACACGGTAAACGTAACGATCCAGCCTGTGTTTGAGGAAAAACAGATCCCGAACAGCGCGGCCAATGGATTGATCCGGGGTATTCTGGAGGAAGACCAGCTTGTCGAGAACATGCTTGAAAGCGTGGCCGGTTCTATCGGCATTAACTCAGCCAACGGGTATAACTACCTGAAGAGTGTCGGTTATCCACCCGGCTTTCCAGGCGCAGATGTCAAGACGGTGAAAACCGCCGAGCAGGAAGTCTATGCTGCAATTGAGGCGAATATCGGCGAGCCGATCACCCCTGAGTACTACATCATGGGGCCGCTCAACTCTTCGCACTTTGGCTGGCAATATTGCCACGATGCCATGGGCTATAATTCGCAAACCAACGAGCTAACCGGGGTCAGCCCGCAGTATGGGTATCCGGTGTACCTAACGGACATCCAGGCCACCTACATGCAGGAAGACTACGATTGGATGGTTGAGTCCCACGACATGGGCATGCTCGTGCAACTAGGCCCGTCGCCGACATCAGGTTATCGCCCTGACGCACCCTTCAACACTTTGATGGGCATCGGCAAGTACGCCTCACCAACACCGTATGAAGTGAGCATGGTTGCGACCGAAGACTATGTGACCATCACGTACATCTACGAAAACGATCAGAAGGTGTTCTTCCAGCACGGCATCACCGTATCTATGGGTAACGTCGACCCTGAAGCTGACTTCCACATGTGCCGCTATCGCACGGCTTCTGGGCGTACTGGTTTCTTTACCTACCAGCAGGGCTCGGGCACGTACCCGCTGATTGACCGGGCATTCGAGTTCGGTAACATCGGGACTGGTCAGTACTACCCCTGGACTTACTTCCGCCACGGGGGGCGCAACGCTTACGACCAAGAAACCCCGCTCACCATGGAGAAGATGAAGAAGTGGTGCGACATGATCGGGGTGACCTACGACACCGTGTCGGATGCTGTGCACGAAGACCCGGATGTGAGCGACGTAGAGCAAACCATCCTGATGTTCGGGGCAAACCCAGCAGACAAGCACCCGGCCTGCCTGGAGTACCTGTACAAGCATTTCAACTCGCTATACAGCAACAGTGTTGGCGAATCTGCTTTTGCCAATGGTTTAGCTGGGAAGCTGGACACTTACACCACATCCCCATCTCAGGTGCAGCACATTGCGGATAACCGCTTTGCGATGTCATTCCAGTACTCCGGTATCGACAAAAAGCGCATGGGCGGCAAGATTGGTAAGAAGGGTGAGTACACCAGTGAGTACAAGCTGGTTGAGCAGAAGGCTCACCGGTACAACACGCAGACCCGCTCCGGTGTGGGCTGGGAAGAGGTGGTCATCACCGTCCCGACGTGGATCTACCGCTACCAGGTGCTGGATTCCATGTACGAGGAACTGCACGTCTACAACATGCGGGTGAACTACGAGGTGCACCGCAAGAAAGGGTTTGCTGCCGGCGCTGACTCGGAAGATCTTTTGATCCCGGTGGACATGTCCATCATGCGCACTTTGGGCGTGCCCGATCAGGAACAAGCCCTGTGTCGCTTCATGCGGCTCATGGTGAACACGGTCATCGTCACGAAGACCCGTTGGTATCAATCTGGCTGGTTTAAGATCGTGCTCATCGTCATCGCAATCGTGATCACCATCTGGACCTGGGGGGCCGCATGGCAATCAATTGTGGCAGCCGCCGCGATCAGTGCGACCGCGGTGGCGATCACGGTTTTGTCGATCATAATCAAGGGCTTGCTGGTTTCGGTAGTGTACAAGCTGTTTGTCAAAGCACTCGGTCCAAAGCTGGCGTTCCTCGCAGCTATCGCAGCTATCGCAGCGTCCCTGTACGGTATGCAGGTAGAAGCTGACTGGGCCACACCATTGCTGCAGTCGGGTGCAGGCTTGGCCCAGGAATCGTTTACACAGGACGCCGCCGACCTGCAAAACGAGATTGACTCATTGACGGGTGATATTGTTGGCTTCCAGACCTGGGCACAGCAGGAAATGGATAAGCTGATGGATATCCAGGACCAGACAGGGCTACTTATGGACCTATCTGAAGTTGGTGGTGTGCAATCGTCGAAGTTGATCCCGATGATCGTACTTGGCGAGACTCCGACGCAAATGTACGACCGTACGGTGGCTTCTGGTAACATCGGCGTAGCTGCTCTCAGTATCCCGGAGTTTTACGTGGATACTATGCTGCAGTTGCCTAAACTCAAAAACGTAGAAGAGGATTTTAACGATGGACGAATTGGAACCGCTTAATTTCAATTTCGGTCTGGGTGGTTCGGGCGGCGGCTATAACAGCCAAACCTTGGGCGCACCTTCGACACAGATGGCAGGCCTGGGCGGTTTCTCCCCTATCGGCGGAAACTGGCTAAGCAACATGTTCGGTGGTGGCGGCTCCCAAGGTGGCGGCCTGTTCAGCGCCAACAGCATGTTCGGTGGCATCAACACCAAGACCGGTGTAGGCACTCAAGGCTGGGTGCCTATTGCCCTTGGTTTGGGCCAGGCGCTATTCGGTGCAATGCAGGGCCGGCAGGCTGTGGGTCTGGCCAAGGATCAGTTCAAAGAGGCTCGCCGCCAATTCGACCTGAACTTCGACGCCCAACGCAAAACCACCAACACCGCGCTGGAAGATCGTCAGCGTGCCCGTGTTGCCTCGAACCCGACGGCGTACCAGTCGGTCGAAGACTACATGAACAAGAATCGGGTGTAAGCCATGGCAGAACCAATCACTTGGCGTAACGTTGGAGGCTCCGGGGTTGGTTCTGCCCCGGGCCTGCTCAATATGGGCCAACAGCAATTCAACCAGGGGCTTCAGGCAGTAGCTGGCTTGATCCAGCAAAACCAGAAGCAACAACAGCAACAGTTCGTGGCCCAGCGTGCGAACAACACCGCACAGTACCTGGATGCTGTGCAGACGGCTGACTTGTCCGACCCGACTCAACGTGCAGGCTTGGAAGCCATGCGCCAAGAGTTCGGTGCACTGATTGATCGTGATGCTACCCGCGGGGCCATTGATTCCCGGGTGACCGACAACCAGCGCCGTACCCTGGTGGCCAACCAGTTCGAGGACCAGCAAACCGAGCGGGATCAACGGACCCTGGTTGACCAAGGTCTGCAAATGGCACAAGCCGGTGATATGGCTGGCGTCCAGAAGCTGCTGGCAGACACTGAGTTCCTTGACGAAGGCAAGGTCGCCCAGTCGCTGATGAGCGTGCTGGATGCCAAGACTCGCCGGGAATACGCCGCTGAAGATCAGCAACGGCAGAACCGTGCAGAAACCCGGCAGATTGCACAGTTCCAGGAATCCATGGCGGCTGCTGCGGAAAACCGAGCACTGCGTAAGATCAACATGACGAACGCTCAGGAAGAACGTAACTTCCGTAATGGGGCGCGTATCCTGGATGACGCTGCGGAACAAGCCAAGACTATCCTGAATACCCGCTTGGCCGGTAACGAATGGGCCAATGTGTCGACTGATCCAGGTAAAGATGCACAGGCTCTGCTGGCAGACCTTCCGAAAGGTGAATTCGACTCGTGGCTGAACGGTAACACTACCGACCGCCGTCAGATGACCAAGAAGGTCACCGAGATGCTGAGTTCCGGTGTCACCTTGGATGACGGCACCAAGATCAAGGTACCGCCGGCGCTTCTGCAACAGGAACTGCAAGCCATCAAAGGGAAGTGGTGGATCACCGACAACCCGGCCACCGATATCGAAGATCACTTCCGCGATATCCTATCGGGTAATGCCGGTGCGGCAAACCGTGCAAAAGCTGAGGCAGCCCAGGAAATTCGGGGCCAAGCCAACAATGTGATGCAAACTCTTAAACGGGCGAAAACGCAGATCGGGTCTAGCTCTGCGCTGGACACTTCTGGTATCGTTGCAGCACTCGCCGAGCTGGCAGGCAATAAACCTGCTGGTGCTCAGCAAAATAGCCCAGGTCTCCTGCCAGAAGCGGACGAGGACCGAAAACTTCGATAGGAGACATCAACTATGGCAAACGGTGACGAGAACTACGGTTTCGACCAATTGTTCCCAGCCGGCCTGCCTACAGCACAAACTGGGGGCTTCCGCCCCCTTTTTGATACCGAGCAGAAATCTGCCCAGGTAGCTGTAGCTTCTGAACAGAAGAAGCAGGCGCTGATTGAAAAAATGGGCTACGACGCTGACGACACCATTGGCCGTGCGGCCAACCTCGGTGCTTCCTTGGTTTCTGGCGCAAGCCGCCTGGCCGGTAACCTGGCAACCCTGCCAATTGACGCCATTTCCTCTGGTGCCTTGGCTTCCGTACCGGAAGAGCAGGTGCAGGCGTACAACCGCTGGATGGCCGGCACTGAAAACGAAAATGACCTGGCTCTCCTGGCGCAACAAGCACCCGGTGACGACGGTATCCCGCAAACCTTCATGGAGCGCCTGCAAGGTGCCCAAGGTCTGCAGAAAGTTGGCCAAGATGTGGCTGACTTCTTCGACATTTCCAGCATCGTCGACAACACTGCCCGGGATACCCTGAGCCGTGATATTCGTCGTGAAACTGCTGATGGTGTTGCGCAACTGCGTGATGCCCGCTATCAGCTGGAAGATGGTGAGATCGTTGATGGTTTGCTGACCGGTGCCAAAGGCATCCTGAAAACTGCAGGTAATGCCCTGGCCACCGGCCTGCAATCGCCACAAGCGGTTGCTGAGTACACCGTCGAGAACATCCCACAGCTGGCAGCTGCCGCTGTAAACCCTGCTTTGCTGGTAGGTACCAACGCCGGTTACGGTGCTGACCTATACCGCGAAGGCCTGCAAGAGTACTACCTGAACAACGACGGTCAGATCCCCGACGCAAGCCAGCGTACTGAAATGGGTGCATTCGCTGCATCCGCAGCTGCTGCCGAACTGGTGGGTGATGCCTCTGTACTACGCAGCATGCGTGCTGCAGGTTCGGGTAATGCTCGCGGTGCAATGAGCCGCGCTGGTGCTGTTGGTGGCGCTGCCGCCAAAGAAGGCATCACTGAAGGCTACCAAACCTATGCTGAAGCGCGAGCCAAGCTGGGTGACCCAACTCTGGAAGAAATTGTCGAAGGTGCCACCATTGGTGCACTGGTTGGCGGTAACTTCCAGCTGTCCGCCGAACTTGGCGGTGCTGAACCTGCCCGGGCCAAGAATCGTGCCTCGGTAGAAGAAGCCTTTACCTCTGCTGTTGAGTCTGGCGATGTTTCGTCGCTCGCCGACACCGAGTCCGCGACTTATGATCCAGTGCGCGCTGTTGAAGCACTGCACCAGATGTCGTTGAACGAAGGTGCCGATGTAGCTGCGAACCTGGCCCAGGCTGACGAAATCCAGCAAAACCTGACTGCTGACTTGTCTTCGGTGCAAGCACGCCTGGATAACACCTCGCCTGAGCGCGTTGCGCAAATTGGTGAGCTGATCTCGCAAATGGAAGCCGCTGGCGTTGACCAAGCTGAAGTTGCGGATATGCGTGAAATCCACGAGGCTGTGTCGTCGTACACCCCCGAGCAACGCAAGGCTGACGAAGCTGAGCTGGCTCGTTTGCAGTCGCAGCTGGACGCCGTACAACAAGCAGGTGAGCGCCTGCGCGTAGACACCAGCCCTGAGCCGGCTGCTGTTGAAGCCATGGCAAATGAAGCACAGACAGGTGATGTTCAAGCGGCTGACCGCTTGCTGACCCTGACCATGACCAATCCTGAAGCCGTAGACACCCAGGTTGCCGATGCTCTTGCACAGAGCGAAGCCCTGTCCGTCGGCCAACGTACCGCCATGCGCCTCTTCAGCGAAGCACAGGTGGCAGCCAACGCCCTGAAAGGCCTTACCGGCGTACGTTCCGACATTGCCACTGGTGGCGATGGTTTCAAGGGTATCCCGCAGTATCGCAATGCAATCCGTATGGCCCTGGCCAATGGCAACGAAGACGCAGCCCGCTCGCAAGTCGATGGCATTCGCGCATTCGCCGCCAGTCGTGTCTCGAAGTTGGACGCTATCACCACTGCCTATGAGCAAGTGAAGGGCACCAACAAGTCGATCAACATCGTGCGGAATGAGCAAGGCGAATGGGGTCCAACGGATTTGAAGGGCCAAGCCCTTAAAGCCCGTGGTGGTCTGGTGGTTGATGCCCGTTCCTTCCGGCTGCGCGACGGTGTAGCTGCTGAAGCGGATGTGCTGGCAAAGACTGCTGCTGCATTCGAAGCTCTGGTAAACGCTGCTCCAACTCCTGCTGCTGCCCCGGTTGTGCAATCGGGTGACTTCGAGCAGGGTGAAGTCATTGTCCCAGCAACTGAAGCTGTGGCTGAACCAGCCGTTGAATCTGCACAGGTAGCTCCTGCTGTAGAAGAGACTGCTGCGCCGGCCGCTGACCAAGAAGCTGCGGTCGTACCAGAAGAGGCCCCGGCCCAGGTTGAGCAAGCTGACAGCGCCACGGATCGTGCCGCGGGCAAGCTCACCGCAATCGGCGAGCAAACTGGTGTGGCAGTGACTGCCGACAACTACACCTCCGTCAACTTGGTTTCCGAGCTGTTCAGCCAGGAATCGGGTAACGACACCGACGCCAGCCTGCGTCCTCTCGTAGCTGTCAAAGACTTTGCTTCCGCCATCAAAGCTGGCGAAGCAACAGTCCAGGACTTCCTTGACCAGAAAGATCCACTGTCCGGCCCTCAAACGGCCGCCCTGAACGCCTTCTTCAACTTCGCGCAATACTCTGCGCAGGCGGTTCGCAAGCAATTCCGAGTGACTGCTACTCGCGCCAAACGCCCGGACTTTTTCTATCGGGACATGGCACAGTTCCTCCAAAATGCGGATGGGCAAATCGACGAGAACCTGGCAACTGCCGTGAGTTTCGGCATCTTCTCGTGGGCCAATGAAAACGCAACCCAACTGCGTAACTCCGACGAGGCAATCAACGCTATCCTGTTGAAAGACCTCGACGATGAAGTCTCGCCTGCTGCGTACCAGACTTTGTCTCTGATTGGCACCCGCGAATCGGTGCTGGCATCGCAGCTGGGCGGACGTATTGCCCAAGCCCTGGGTCTTCGCCCAAACCAACAAGGCACCAACGCTGAGCTGTCCAAACTGGAAGCTTCTGTCGGCGCCCGGGCACTTGCTGCCATGGTTGAGCTGGGTATCTTGGAGCGTAAGCAACTTGCTGACACAACCCTGCAAGCGCTGATGAATTCGGGTGAAAAAGGTAACCCGCGGGTAACCCACACCTTCTACAGCGTGGTTTCGCAGGAAGTGAACGGTAAGCGTGAACCTGCGCCCATCGTCAAGCGTATCCGCGAGCGTTCCACTGGTTCCCAGTCTGTGCTGGCCCGGTTGATGTCCGTGGAAACCAAAGGTGTTGAGCCGAGCTACACCCCGGTCAAATTCAACCAACAATTCGCCAAGCGTACTGGTCAAGCCATCCCGAAAGGGCTGGTGGAGATTCTGGACAAAGAAGGCGCCAAAGCACACGTCGTTCGTCAGAACATGTGGCATGTGTGGGGCCGTTTGTCCAAACAGGCGCTGTACGCCATGGGCGGTGTGGTTTCGACCACTGATACCCCAACTCACGTTGAGAACCTGGCTTCCCGTGAAGCGAAGAACGACGGTCTGATCCAACAGATCGACAACTTCGACGCTTTCGTGAACACCATGGCCAGTGACCCATCGACCAACGGCCTGGAGCAGGAATTGTTCTTCGGTCGCTCGGTATGGAAACCTCAGCGTGTAGGTCTGACCGCCAACGTCGTGAACCCGCAGACTTCCAAGATCCATCGCCACATGTTGGCTATGGCTGGCTGGAATGCTGATGTTGTCCTGGCCGATAAAGCCAGCATGGACAATTTCAAGCTGCGCGTGATGGAGGCGTTCGGCAAGAAGACCGAAGCCAACACTACCTCCGTGGTTTTGGCTGGCTACGATGCAATGATCTCCGCCCCGGTTATCCAGGACGGTATCAACGCACTGGTCGACGTTCTGCGTGACAGCGATACGCCAACCAACGAAGAAGCCATCGTCGCTGCTGTAAAGGCCGCCGGCGAGAACTTCCACTCGTTTGATGCACTGGTTTCCCTAGCAGAGCAACGCATCGCCGAGCAAGACGGCAAACCCTCGTTCACCACCGCAATGATGGGTGAAGTGGACGGTGTGACCAACGGTCCGATGCTTTCCCTGCTGATGCTGGGCGCCAAAGGCTATGACACCCTGAACCAAGGTGGATTCTTCCAACTCGGTCAGCTGAACAAGGATGGCGAGCAACTGGTGCAGTTCAACGACTACAAGGCCATGGGAAACCTGGACCTGTACGAGTCGTCGATTGCCGGTGCCCTGAACAACCTGGTTGGTCGTAACACCAACATGCTGGACGCAATGCAGGTCATCACCGGTCAGCTGAAGAACGATGACAACACCGTGACCTCCAAAGGCCGGAACATCATCAAGAAGCCGCTGACTGCACTGATGTTTGGTTCGAACCCGACTACTGCTGTGCAAGGTATGGCTGACGCCTTCATCGACGCCACCTACGACAGCATTGAGCGTGCAGCTGCTGCCCGCGACAATGAAGCCACCAAGAAGCTGCTGACTGCGGTCAACGTGCTGCTGGTCAACAAGAAGCTCGCCCTGGACACCCAAATGGGCTACGAGCGTGCACTTGAAACCAAGCTGAGCGATGTGCAGAAGAATGCCTTGAAGAAGTCGTTCTACGAGCTGCTGGGCCAGCCAACCGAGGCTGCGCTGGGCGATACCTACGCCACCTTCATTGCTCGCCGCAACGTGATCAACCAGACCGCGCAGATGTCTTTCGAGATCTTCAACGCTGTCCGGGACGGCGTGATTGAGCATGTCGAAGCCAACAGCGGTGAAGTAGCTCGCAACACTGCCGGCAACGCCATCCGTACCCTGACCAAAGGCCAACAGGCTGAGGTTGATGCAATCCTGGGTGACATGGCGCCAATCCTACAGACTGCGATGTCTTCAGCTGCCGGCCAGCGTGAAGCTGGCATGTACATGGCCAAGACTCAGCGCAAGCTGGATTCGTCCCTGCCGTTCGAGCAGGAAGTCGCATTCGGTGACATGGTGAACACCATTGCACCAGACGGCACCATGAACGGTATCGGCTCCTCCCGCGTGTCCTCGACCCGCACTGTCGAGATCGATCCGGGTGTAATGCCATTCATCACCTCCATTCACTCCAGCGACTCGGCGATTGCGTCTGCCGTGTACGGAACCATGGAAGCGCTGAACGTGCACGACGCCTTGGGCGTGGATCTGAACAACGTGGCTAAGGTTGGCCAGGAGCTGAACAAAGCCACCTATAACACCATGCTGAACTACTCGTCGGCTACCGCCATGGCGACCATGTTCGACGAAGTGCTGCAAGGTGCTGCGCGTGTCATGCAAAACCCTGCTCTCGCTGCCCGGATCCAACCGAAGCTGCGCGAGAAGGCTATTGAGCGTGCCAAGCGTAAACGTGGCTCGGTTTACGACCAGGTTGTGGCCATCCGCGAGACTGCGCGTCAAGCTGACACCGACAAGCTGGAAATCCTGGCTGAGATGCAGGCCGTTGGCCAATACGCTACCGACCTGGGTTCCTACGTGGTTACCCCGGAAGACCGTGCTGCTGCCGTCACCAAGCTGAAGGAAGTTGGTTCGACCTTCAACCCTGCCGCTGAAGCTATCGCCGAGCAACTGGATGTGGCTGCTGCTGTAGATCCGGCTGTATATCAGCCTGGCCAGTCTGCTGTTCTGTCGAACAACTCGGTAACCACCCTGGCCCCGAGCACTTCGCTGAACACCCTGGCTTCCGTGGAGCAAACTCCACAGGTTGAGCAGGTCATTGACTCCATGGTTTCGGGTAACCGTACCTTGGCCGATGCCGTGCAAATCCTGCCGGAAAACCAAGCTGCTGAAGTGGTTGAAGCTGTTCGTGCCGCCACCGTGGGCAAGGTGTCGGTATGGGGCCAACTCGGCGCACCAGTGGTGCAGTCCGATGTGAACCTCGTCCAGCTGCTGAGCCAGAACAAACTGTCCGCGCACAACCTGATCGACGCGCTGGTTGAGTACGTCCAGGATCCGTTCCAGCGCACTGTGCTGAAGATGGCCCGCAAAGGCATCCCAAGCAACATGCCTGTGACCTACGTTACCGCCGAGACCGGCCCTGAGGGTGCATTCGGTGAAGGTGTGGACAAGTCCCGCGGTTGGTTCGCCCAGCGCAACGGTTCGTCGGCACTGTTCATCAAATCGCCTGAGTTCGTAGAGTCGGGGATCACCCCGGAGCTGCTGACCCACGAACTGGTGCACGCTGCCCTGGCCAACCTGGTGGATACCCATGAAGGCAAGAACACTGCTATTGGTCGTGCTGTTGCTGACCTGGAAGCCATCCGTGCCAAGGCTGCTGAGCACATCGGCAACAACGGTGCACTGTCGGCCCAGTTCCGCAACGCTACCTCGAACGTCCATGAGCTTCTGGCTTGGGGCCTCACGAACCAGGCGTTCCAGCGCGATGTGCTGGCTCAAATCCAAGTAGAACAGCGTAACCGCTCGTTCTTGGACGGCCTGAAGTCGTTCATCGGCAAGTTGACCACCATGCTGTTCGGTGACAACAAACCAGCGAACAACAACGGCCTGGCCAACCTGGTTGCCAATTCGGCTGCCCTGTTCCAAGAAGCGGCTGCTGTGCGTGATGCCCGCGCTTCCCGTACCCACAAGTACGAAGATGCCGTCGATCACGTCAACGCCATGACCGCCGAGCAGGTATTCGAAGAGCTGGGTAACCTCCCGGGCACCAAAGCTTCCGGTGCACACGTTGCCTACCTGAAAGACCTGCTGACCTCGGTGACCGAGCCTATCTACGGTCCGTACGGCGCATTCAAAGAGCAGGCCTCGGCCAACCGTGCAATTACCCCAATGGATGTGTTCCTGAAGGCTTCGGCCACCGGGAAACTGCCATTCAGCTCGGATGCCGTAGCCAGCCAGTTCATCCTGTCGCAGCAGGAAGCTTTCGTACTGGAATCGGTTGAAGCGACCGTCACCCATGCGCTGAACGCCAAGGAAACTGTGTTCATTCGCCAAGGCCTGGAGAACCTGTACAAGGAGGCGAAAGCTACCCTGAAACCGGCCAACTTCCTGCAAGGCGAGTGGAGCACCGCTACCCAGGCAGAGAAAGACATCGCCCAGGCCAAGTACGACCTGATCTTCCGCCCGGCTGCCCCGGTTGCTGGCAAGTCGAACCACCTGGCTCGCTTTGCTGCGCTGGGCTTGGCCTCGGCCGAAGTCCGTCATGTCCTTGGTTTCTCGACTGCAAACCAAGAGGTTGAGCTGAAGTCGCTGCCGTGGGCCAGCCGCCTCACTGAACTGTTCCGCCGCTTGATGACCCGCCTTGCATCCCTGGCCACGCATGTGACCCCGGGCATGGCCGGCAACGTAGCGCTGAGCACTCTGGTGGAGCAGCTGGTAGATATCGAAGCCAAGCGCAAGGCTCGTGTTGCAGACCGTCGCCTAGGCCTGATGGACCAAGCTGAAGCCTACATCACCGGCGGTGCTGGTACTGTGCGCGAGAAGCTGGACGCCCTGGGTCAGTCCAAGATGCTGCGTAACTCCCGTATCCCGGGTGCGCGCGCTGCCTCTGTGGCCCTGTCCACCCTGGCCGGCGATCGCCTTGATGACGTGCTCGACCATGTGACCAAGGTGCGAGATGCTTCGCTACGTAATCGCCATGGTTTGGCCATGGGCCTGCTGACCGAATGGCGCGGCAACTACGACTCCCGCAACTTGGCTACCGAACTGTTCAAGGGCGCCAAAGCCATCGAGCAGGAGCGCAAGGCTGTCATTGAGAACACCGTGTCGGCTGTGAACGCTGCCTTCAACAATGGTGGCCAGGACCTGACCCAACCGCAGCGCGATGCCATGACCAAGGTCCTCCTGCGCACCAACGCCCAGGCAATCGTTGCAGCCAAAGGTGTGGCCGGTCTGCGCGACCTGATGGAAGATCGCTCGGCAATGGCCGCGTACCGTACTGAGCTGGAGAACCAGGTTGCTGCACTCACTGGTTTCAGCCAGTACATGATCAGCCAGACCAAAGACCTGGCGTACCATAAGGTTGTGGGCGGTTCGACCTCGGCCAACCTGATGCTGTCCACCCGCAACATTGCGGCCATGTACGGTACCAAGAAAGCTGGTCAGGCCAATGCTGTGGCTGCGGACCTGGTGCCAGTGCTGGATCAGCTGATGGCGGTCTACGGTATCGAGTACAGCGCGGACACCGACGTGAACCACGCCAAGCAGGTTCTGCGCACCGAGATGAACCGCCAGGACGACGGCAACGGTATTGACTTCCTTTTGAAGCTCCACAAGGGCCTGCAAGAGAAATCGACCGATGACCTGTTCAACGGTACCGAGGCCCTACAACAGAGCGGCTACGTGCCCGAGATCCACGACAACAAGATCGAAGTCTTGCTGGTGGAAGCCAAGGACGTAGAAGCCCATGTGCGTGCTGGGTTCACCGTAGGATCCCGCCTGCAGATGGACCCAAACGTGAAGGCGCTGAAGGGCGGTAACCGTGTTCTGATGACCCGCCGTGGTGCTGGCCAAATGGGTATCCTGACTGGTGCCCTGTCGTTCACCGGCATGCAAGCCAAAGGTTCCAGCCCGGTCACTGAAGCGCTGAACATGATGCAAGGCACCCAGACCACTTCCGTGGCCATGCGCCAGCAGATTGCCCAAGCGAAAGCCCAGGCAATCGACGAACTGTTCACCCGCGGTGCGAACTACGACCCACGCAAGGCAACTGGTGGCCACATGGCCCCCACCCTGGCACCTGACGGTCGAATTGCGGACTACCGTCACCTGATGATCGAACACAACCGCGATGTCCTGCTGGACCGCGATAATTCGATGGATCAAGTGATGGGAGTCCTGGCCGGACAGATCGTGGATAAAGTCAGCTCGGCAAACCAGAACGCTGACGTGGTGCGCTCCCTGTACGATCAGTACAAGGCTGACTACACCAAACGTCCAGCTTCTTACCTGCGTGTGTCTGCCGACTCGGCTGATTCGCAGATTGCTGAGATGTATCGCCTGTTGCCGGAAAGCACCAAGCGCGAGATCAAGAAAGTGTGGAAAGACGACGCGATGTACGTGCCGGCCGACCAACTGGACCTGATCCTGGGCTATCGCAAATTCAGCCTGACCAACGCCTTCCAGGTGCTGCCAGCTGACCGCAACCTGATGGAAAAGGTGCTGACCGGTATCACTGAAGCAATGTTCGGCGCGAAAGCCGCACTGCGGGTCGGGCAAGCTGAAGACATCATGCAGGCCTTGGTCAAAGAGATGAAAGACATCCTCGTGATCAAGAACGTGCTGACACTGGCAGGCAACATCATGTCGAACATGACTTTGCTGGCATGGGAAGGTGTTCCTCTGCGCGATGCAGCTCAGTACCATGCTGTGGCTATCAAGGGCGCACTGGATTACCGCAAAGACTCGAAGCGTGCGATGCAGCTGCAACAAGCGCTGGATATAGGCTACTTCCCTGACCGTGCACCGGCTGAGCAAGAATTGGTGGAATTGCGGGATCGTTTGGCGCGTAACCCGATCAAACCGCTGATCGATGCTGGCTTGATGCCAACCATCGTGGAAGATGTGGAGGTTGATGACGACCGTTACACCTACAAGGCACAGTTCGAGCGTAAGCTCGACCGGTTCACCTCGCAGGTACCGGCTTGGGTGCGTACTGTCGGCAAGCAGGTCTACATGACCCACGACACCGCCACGTACAAGTTCCTGAGTCAGACAACTCAGCTGTCTGACCTGGTTGCTCGCTATGCGCTGTACCAGCATGCGACTACCCGGGTAAAAGACCCTCTGAGCCACGCTGATGCACTGAAACTGGCGGAAGAAAGCTTCGTGAACTATGACCTGCCGTCGCACCGTACTTTGCAGTACCTGAACGACATGGGTCTAGTGATGTTCACCAAGTACTACCTCCGAATCCAGAAAGTCATCATGCGTCTGGTACGGGAACACCCAGCACGCGGTTTGATGCTCGGTGTTGCGGACAACTTCTTCTCCGGCCTGCAATCCGTCATGGATTCGAACTGGCTGAATAAGATCGGCAATAACCCGATGCAAGATGGTGCACTTGGTTTCATCGGCTCCCTCAAAGAGCTGCCGGCAATCAAGATGCTGTAAAACAAAAAAGCCCCCTTATTTAGGGGGCTTTTTCAATGGGTCAATCACGAATTCGCGGATAGCTGCCCAAACCAGAAAGATCACCAGGGCAAACACTCCAAGCACTGCCGCAAGGGCAGCAATGATCTTCAATGCATACCCTACAGCAATGAACGTCGTGATTAAGGCAAGCACCGCCCCAATGCCCAGCATTACGCCGAACAGAAGGCGGATGCCGCGCATTAGCGACGGATTACCGCGTAACCCACCAGATTGCCGTTGATGTATACCTGGCCTTTGTCGTTGATATACAGGTCACCGGTATCGACACCGCCCTCTACCTGTTCCAAGGCGCTTTTCAGGGTTTGTGGTTGGCACACCCCACAGTCGCACGCGGAGCTTGGTGCACCGGGGCTGATGATCTTTTCTTTCAGTTCAGCCGCCAGATCAGTGCTGGCCAGGCTGCGGAAGATGGACTCAAGCAAGGTGGCGTCACCGGGGCCGTGATCTTCCGCTTGATGGTCGCCTTGCTGAGATACGGACTCGCGGTCTTCATTGATCAGCTCAGTTTTGTCGACCAGAGCAATAATGATGTTGGCCACTTTGTCGGCAGCTTTACACTGGTTTGCGGCAGTCAGGTTAAGAACAGCTTGGGACAACTCACGCAGGCTGGCGGCGACAGTGTGATTGTTCTCAATTTTTTGACGATCTTGGGACATAAAAGCTCCTTTCGTTGGTGGGTGTACAGGAACTGCAGCTGATCCTCAGCTTCCCACGGCCCTGCCCTTTCGGTGGACCAACTGCAGTTCCAGAACACCCTCCATACCGCAAACCTCCTTACGGTCAGCTTGCTAAAGAGTTTTCTGGGTGAAGCGCCACTTCACACGGTTTCCGGCTGCGCAGAAGACGCACAACTGTCTTCTGTTGCGAAATTACTCTTTCGGCTTCTTGATCGGGCGATTTGTCAGCGCCCTTTTTGAATCTTCGCATGTTTTACGGAGACCGCTTACTCGCAGTCGTAGATGAATATTTTGTTTCTCATTCAGATGTTTTTCGCGAAATGCGTCAGCTTGGCGCACGTTTACTTACGTGATCGCGAATGGTGAATCGACTATTGGTGCGGCTTACTTACCGCGTAAACGCATTGTATCTTTGCCCCCTATTCCAGGGCTTCTGAACGCCTGAACCACATATAGTGATAAATGAATAGGGTTATGGTGCAAACTGCACCCGAGGACTGTTTCCTCGCACTTTCGCTCCGTTCCGGTTACGGGATTGTGCATTTTTAAGGGAAACAGCCCTCGGCTGTAGTTTGTGGTGGAGATGCCGGGGATCGAACCCGGGACACAAGATTTAGAAGTTCTCTGCTCTGCCAGCTGAGCTACATCCCCATAAAGACCCGTTTTTGGCCGGAACGGGTAAACCGGTTGATAGGTGTTGCCTGCGCTACATCGGGGCTCTCCGTGACTCCCGGGCAACTAATACCCTATCACTCTGCAGAGCTACGCAGTTCGCTGCGCGGTACCCAACCATGGTTGGTTTTAACCATGCAGCCCACGAAGCCACTGTACCGGGTTTCGCGCTCGGTGGAGCTACCGTAGATCGCACACCGTGCGGTGCCGATCAGGGTAAGCACGACCCAGACGAAGATCACTGGTACAGCAAGCCAGGCGCCAGCTTTAAGCCAGCGCATGTTAGGCGCCCTTGCGGATTTCGAAGTGTTCTTCGCTCAGGCGGTAGCCCAGCTCACGCGCAACTTCTTCGATCACCTTGCGCTCTTCCGGCTCGATTTCGCCGTCGGCTTTGGCGATGGCCAGGATGTTCAGCACCACGTCTTCGACGTGTTCGTCGTTGCCCTGGATGTCGCGCAGTTCGCGCAGGATCTTCGAGCGACCTACCAGCCAATCGCCGTCCAGCAGGTCGGAGAAGCGGCGGATGGTTTTGCCGATTTCGGCGCCGAAGTGCTTCAGGTTTTCGTTGCCCGAGATCAATTTTTCGAGCTTGGTCAGCTCGTCTTTTTCGATCTCGCCATCGGCGGCTGCAACCAGCAAACCACCACCAACGATGGCTTCCATCAGGTCGCGGTTTTCCACTTTCTTGGCGCCGCGGAAGAGACGTCCAGCGAGTTTACCCAGCATGTTTTATTCCTTGGTTTCTTGTTGGCCAGCAAACTCTTCCTGGGTCCATTTGCCCAGTGAAGATATGGTCTGCAGTACGGCCGTAGAAGGAACGTTGCCATTGTCGCGGGCAGCGTTAATTTGCGGGATGGTGATCCCTGGATGCTTCGTGCTCACGAACAAGCTGAAGGGGTCATAACGGCCCGCTTCAGGTACCGAGAACGAGAGCAAATGCCAATGCAGCTTCATGGCTTACCTCGCAAACAGCCCCGGTTTCCCGGGGCAGGCACGATTAACCGAACAGGTTTTCTTCTTCACCGGTGACAGTGGCGGCAGGGGATTCAACCGGATGTTCGGCAGGCTGTTCAGTAGGGGCCTCGGCTGGCGCTTCGGTGGCCGACTCAGCAGCAACTTCTGGCTTGGCTGCCGGAGCAACCGGCTCGCTGGCAGCCGGGACAGTAGCCGGCTTATGCTCGGCGGCCGCAGGGGCTTTAGGAGCGGCTGGCTTGCCTTCGGTGTCCAGCTCGCAGATCAGCTCTTTGGTGCCGCGCTTGAACGAGAAATCGACGGCGGCCTTGCCTGGTTCGAAGGCGGACATACCTTTGGCGCGCAGCGATTCGATCAGGGCCAGTTCCAGGTCTTTGTGGGAGAGAGTCAGTTTCATGCTTCGTTACCTTGTAGGAATTGAACGAGTTGTTTGTACTGGTCTGTAGCCAAACCAGCATAGATAGCGGCCACGGCGTCAGCCATGTGTTCCGCGTCACCCAGGAGGACTTCGCCATTGCTCTTGCGAGGCCACGGGGCTTCTGGGTGGGCTTTCATTGCCCAGGCGATCATCTGTTTCTTCGTGGCAGTCTTGCTGCCGTGCGAAGCTACTTTCAGCTCTGTGGGCGATACTTCAATGAATTGCGAGGTGTTGCGCAAACTGCCCAGGATGCCAATGCAGACGCCGGAGCAAAGTGATGCACGGGAGCTTTGTGAACCGACCGGTATCTCGGCGCAGATGACACGCGCCTTCATATACGGGAGGACTCCCTCATACAGCTGTTTTGCCATGCTCAGGTCAGAGGAACTCTGGCGTACCTGCTTGCCCTTGGTTTCGATGCTACGCACTACCCGAAGGGATTTGATGGTCAGCTTGCCGGTCACCGTACAGACGGTACCACCTGCAATGCCCCAGTTGCGAGAGGACGGGTCCATGCCCGCTACACTGAGGCTGGCCATTACACGCCTGCGCGTTCAAGCCGGCGTTGCAGGATCGCAACGTAGGACTTCATGACACCATGCTGCTCGCGTAGGTCGGTCAGCTCAGTATCGGTCAGATCCGGCATACCTTCCACGCCCGCATCGAGCTTGGCCAGGAATTCCGACAAACCGAGCAGTCGGCTGCCAACCTGGTACATTTCAGTCAGCACACGCTGAATATGGTCCGGTAGCTCGCGTTGAGCTTCGGTCAGCGGGCGATTACCACGGTGGATGTCTTCAGCCAGCATGAAGCCGGCCAGCGGCCACAGTTGGTTGCGGGCGTCTTCGTAGGCCTTCTGCTTGGCGATGTCCTCGTTGTAGTTCTCCGGGGAGACGGCACCGAGGTTCTTGCCTACGACCTTCAGGCCGTTGTGCAGGTTGATGACGCAGAACATGCCAACATCGTCGATTTTGATCAGCGCCTGGTCTTTGACCATGGCATCAACCATCGCAGGGGTGACACGCGGAGCAGTGTTCAAGCCTTTGGCCTGGATCACGCTTTCCAGTTGTTGCTCAGCAGGTGTAGACATGGATTGCTCCAATTGTGGGGCAGTTGCCTGCCCCGGGGTGGATTAACCGAACAGCGAGTCGACTTCTTCGCCGGCGGCGTCGGTCGGGGTACCGGCAGGGCCAGCACCCTCGCCGGCAGGGGCGATCAGCTTGGCATCTTTCTTCAGCTTGCTGATGACCTTACCGGTCTTGTCCTTGACCCATTCAGGGTAGAACAGGGCTTCCGGCGACTTCTGCTTCATCTTGGCGTCGCGCAGTTCGGCGATGGTGCACTTGTTGTCGATGAAGAAGATCTTGTCGATCTCGTTTTCTTGGCGGGTGTCTGGAACGGTCGGCTCGCCTGGCTTGTGCACCGGTTGGTATTCGTCCTTGCCGTTCACGCTGACCTTGCGGGTCTTGTGAACCTCGGACAGCTGGACGCCCAGGATGATCTTCTGGCCCAGCATGCCAACGGCCATTGGCACTTCGGTAGGCACTTCGGTGCGGGTGTCTTTGTTGCGCAGCTTGACGATCTTGGTCTCGAACTTTTGGTCCGGCGAGAAGATCTCCAGCTTGGTAGTGAACAGCGAGATTGCGTTGACGATGTTGAAGCCTTTCAGGAAGGTCTTCTTACCGTCGCGCTCGTAGTACGGCTTTCCGTTCTTGCCGGTGACGTACTCGGTGAACTTCAGCTTCTTGCCGTTGACGTCTTGAACTTCGAAGTTCATGGCCTTGGCCCCCGATTGGGCAACGGTCAGGTAAGCGGCCAGGATGGTGACTTCGTAAGCGCCGGTGGGCCAGAGGAAGCCGCCGCCCAGGCGGTCGCTTTCTTGTTCGATGTTGTCTTGGGCCGAGGAAGCCAGGTCAGCAAATGGGTTCATGGTATTGCTCCGAATTTGGGAAGGAAAAACAAATCACAGAAGCCACCGGAGGTGGCCACTGATTGAGTTTAGGCCGCTTGGCCGTAGTACTCGTCGAGCCGGTCGATGACCAGCTGAATGTCGTTGTCGATGTAGGTTTCGTTGTCGCCCCACATCATCATTGGGCCGCGGATACGAGTGTTCACCGTTTCCTTGGTCACCATGGTTTGGAACACGTGCTTGAAGCCGGTGGTCCGCTCGCGGTCGGTGATCTTCAACAGTGCGTTCTCGTCCTTCAGGTCGTCGATCTTGACCTTCTGGCACATGAGCACCATGGAGAAGAAGGCTTCGATACCCTGGTTCTTCAGCGAGCCGGCAACCGGGATAGCGGTTTCCATGACCATGGCGGTCTCGTTGTACACGTCGAGGACGTGAGCCAGGAAGATGACCTTCTTGGTGGACTTGGCCACATCGACTTGCATGGTGGTACGGAAGAACTCAGCGAAGTTGCCCCAGGCAGCACGGCCGTCGGCAGCGTTGCGCACGTACTGGCTGATGTACATGTCCAGCCAGAAAGTCAGGGTGTCGACGATGATAACGTCGATGTGTTCCTGCTTTTCAGCCCAGGCGAAGGCTTCCTTCACTTGGTTTGGATTGGTCACGGTTTTCTGCACGAACTTGGCCGGGAACGGAAGACGTTTGCCGGATTCGCAGTTCAGGTAGAGCACACGCTCAGGATTGCGCAAGTTACGCAGGGAAGCAGACTTGCCGCTGCCCGATTTGCCGCAGATGAGCGCCAAATGGTCATTCATGGAAATTCTCCAGATGAAAATCACAAAAGCCCCCGGAGGGGGCCCTGTGAATTATTAAGGACGCGCCGACAGTTCTTTGCCGACAGTGGTCATGATAGAGCCTAGGATCTCGGCTTCGGTGAGCTTGTCCGCCAACTTATCGTTGAGGCTGCAAACCAGGTCCTTGATCTCGCCCCAGTTCTTGCCGGCTTCGATCAACAGACGCGCGTAGCGGTGAAGCATGACGTTGCGGTTGCCATCGCCGGTGTTGTTGATGATCCAGCGTTCGAGGTTGTCCATCTGCTGCTGGGAACCCAGTCGCTGGACGCGCTCTTCGTTCTTGCTGGTTTTCGGGATGAACGGCAACACATCGAACAGTTCACCCTCGGTCTGCTCGAAATGACCGTCATTCGACATCCATTTCTTGCTTCGGTGGGTGCACGACTCATCCACTTCGAACGGCAGTGATTCCAGCACGTTCTTCATGAATTCCTTGTATTCCTTGGCATCCATGCGCAACTCGTAATTGGTTGGCAGGATGATACGGAAACGGTTTTCGTCGTCGGTGTGGCGCTTGGTCGTGTAGAAGATGGCTGCGTAGTCTTTCATCAGCATCTTGGCCGTGGCCAGGTTCATCGACCCGTCGATGTCCAGCACGATCATGTTGAAGCCAGGAAGACAGGTATCCTCCGTCCGGTGGCCGCCGTTCACATGGTGGTTGAGCCAGTGCATACCGTCTTTGGTTACCAGGCGCTCCAGCTGCGTCCAAGGGGCCTGCTGGTTCTTGTAACCATGAGCCGGGTGTTCGCCCGGTCCGCCCATCACATAGCTCACAGTGAGCTTGGTGAGGTCGGTAGGCCGCAAGGTTTCCCCCCGCAGGAACTCAATGCCATCGGTGAAAGCTTTCTTGATGATGACGTTGTTCTTGTAGCCCCAGGCGATGGCCATCTTCACCATGTCGGCGCGTGCTGCCTGGCTGCCCTTGTAATAGGGCAAATCCTGCATCAAGTCCGGTTCGGTGACTTCGGTACCGCAGTTGGCGATGTAGCGCGCCAGCTTGACGTATGGGCGTTCCCGGGACAGCAACAGCTCGAAGGCCTTACCGCTGTCTTCAGCCAACTTGATCGCGTGGTAGAGGTGCTTTTCGGTCAGCTCCGGGGAGCCGTCGATAAAGGCGTACGCACCGGCCGCTTTCAGCGCTTTGAAGTAGCGGTGGGAGATCTCTGCCTTGCGCTGCTCTTCGTGCTCAGGGAGCCCTGCAGCGAGCCGCTCACAGTCGATCTTGTACTGGATCAGGATCAGGCTGACTTCCTTCGACATGGACAGCACAGTGTTCATGTTGTGGCCGTCGGCCAGGTAGCCCAGGCGCTCGCTGAAGTCGTCGATGAACGTCGAGGATGCCTTGTTGGTCATGCGCTCGTAGACTTGCTCTGCAGTCAGGCTCAGATCGCGGGTGCTCTCTTTGCCGTAACTGAAGAAGCAGCGCCGGGCATAGCCGGTGTCCAGCAGGCTCATCAGTTCCTCTTCGGTCTTGCCGCCGTCAAGCAATTTAGACGGAGTACCGAACATCATGAGGTTCGTTGGCGTGTTGCCGTGGATTTCCTCGTGACGGATGTTTTCACCGGTGACCTTGGTGATCTTCTGGCGAATGCCGCCCATGTCGAACAGTTCGAGGAAGGTGGTCAGCACTTCGCCGCTGGCGGTGAGGTTCGAACCAATTTCGTCGATGATCAGGTTGACCGAGCCAGCATCTGCCAACAGAAGCTTGTGGCGCATCTGTTTGACGGCTGCCGGCGTACCAGAATCGAAGCTGTAAACCAACGGGCCAAGGGAGGCGAACTCTTTCTTGATTTTGTCCAGCTCGAAGTCGTAGTCCGTGTTGTCACGGGCACAACGCTTCAGCGCCAGCTTTTCCAGGTTAGGTTCCGCGGTGAAGGGGAACTGCTCCAAGAAGCTTTCACGGAAGCGGTTGGTGATTTCCTTTTCCAGGATGTTGGTGGAGAACCCCTTGCCGGCACCAGAGGTGGCCAGGTTCAGGGCGTACATGTTGACAGGAATGTCACCACGATCATGCGTACGAATGCGAACGCGCATTTGCGCTGCAATCATGCACATATGGAACGTCGTCAAGACGCGGAAGAACAGGTGGTTCGAACTCTGTGTCTTTTCGCACAGAACGCGCACCACCTCCTCCACGTCCGGGTGATATTCCATTTCTTCGAACGGAATCATTGAAGTCCTCCAGGACGATTACAGTTCCAGATCGCCACAGGCGATCAGCAAGTCTTTTTGCTTGCAAGCCAGGAAGCCTGCACAGTATTTGCACGCCGTTACGCCGCCGCGCTTGGTGACTAACGCGCCACCCTTGGAGGCGACGTGGAGGTCAGCTTCAGCCTTATCGGTGAAGTTTTTGCTGGATCGTGCGCCGGGCTCGTAGGCCTTCTCCGGTTTGGAGAACCAGCGGTAGGAATCAGGCTTGCGCCAGAGGTCCTTGTCGCTGCACGGTGGCATTTGGTCTTCATCCGCATGCTCGAAGTCAATCAGCTGCTGTACCTTGGCTTCAACGAAGGCTTCCGTCTCTGCCAGGCCCAACAGGTTGAGCTTGCGGGTGTGCATACGCGCTGGTGGATATTTGTCCGGGGACATGTTGCGATCCCGGGCATTCCAGTCGGTGAATTGGAACGTGAGGTTCATGTAGTCCTTCGTCACCTTCTCCGGGTTCAACCAGCGATACATGCTGCCCTGGAGGATATAGTTTTCGAAGTCTGCGTTCATGAACTTCCAGACGGACGTGTTTTTCAGGTCCTCGACCGCACCGTCGCCGATGAAGTCGAATTTGCCTGTCACGGTGACGCCCAGCACGACTTTGCTGCTGCGGATCTCCGTGTACACGGGAATGATGCCGCCGGCGGCGACTTCTTCCTGGGTCGGGTTGACCTTGACCTTTTTGGCAATACCGGCCGGGTGGCCCAGGCGCATGAGCGTTTCCGCCAGCTTTGGTGACTTCCACGCAGCCTCGAAGGCATCATGGATGGCGGTGCCGTTGCTGCTAGCAATCAGGTCGGAGACATCCCCCACAGCCATACCTTCCGGCACACGCCGGGCGAGGATGATCTGCTTCACTGGTTTCAGCAGGGTAGTGACCGACAAGCCGGCCTCTTCCCGGTCATACGTCTCATGCGCCAGGTAAACCTGGGCAAAAAGCGACAAGCCAGTGTTGTTGGTGAGTTTCATGGCTTACTTCTCCGGGTTGTCGATCATCCACTGCGTCAGGGTGTCCCGCGCTTCTTTGACATCCTTGAACACGGACTTTCCGCCGGTGCGGATGCCAGGTACCAGCAATTTCTTGCGGGCGTGGATCAGTCGGTCATCCGCGAGCGGGAACAGCTTGCCCACCCGGTAGGTGTCCAAGTATTCCCAGTTGCTGGGGATTTCTCGCCAGTAGGCCGGGTAGGCTTTGGCTTGGTCTGCCAGAGGGTCTGCGCTGTAGTCGGCGGAGCCAAGTTCAAAGGGAATTAGTTGACCATCGGTAGAGTAGGTGTATTGCTTGCCTACATGCAAAAGGTTGCCGTTGGCGTCTAATATAGCTCGAAGTTCCATTGCGTCTCCTGGTTTCATTGACCTGCCCGGATCTCGGGCAGAGTTGGTGACCGGCGAGCCAGATGGCTGTACTCGGCCGGGGTTTCTTTTGCCTCAAGCTCGATAGCCCAGGCATTGTCGAAGTCCCCGGCAATCTCCCAGGTGTCTGCGACGTTGTGGCGGGTGATCAGCGCAGTGGCCAGCTTGGCTGCAGCCATGTAGCGTCGTGCCTGGCGCTCCTCCAGCTTCATCACAACCTTGATCAGATCGGTGCTGATACGGCGATTGCAAGAGAGCAATGTGAACAAGCGGGTAGCTGAGAGGCGCACCTTGTCATGGCTATCGTCTACGGCACAGATGCCGGTCAGGATATCATCGACCTTGCTGTTGCTTGCGTGTGAAACCAAGGTGCCGAAGAAGAAGTGGTGCGGGTTGTTAACCCAGCGCGTACGTGGTCCGCCAATGCGGATCTTGTCCGTCTGGTGGTTGCGAATACGGTCGGTGCGGGCCTTGCCCAGGTGACCCCACAAAGTGGGAAAGTCATCAATGTGAGGTGCAGAAGACATGAAAAATCCTTGGTTAAAAAGTGAACAGTAAACGGCCCCATTATAGAAAGGGGGACTCTCCTCCCCCGTCGCGCATGATGCGCAAACGCTCCCGGAG